TCGAATGTATTCTTGAACAAGGTCTGATAGGCATTAAATGTTGGGTATAACGCTGCGTTTGATGCTTGTAGTGATAGTTGAGTTTTACCCAGTCCGTCATACTGTTGGGGTGTAGAACCGTCTGTTCCTTGCGGAATACCCAATACCTCGCGTATCTCATTAACTTTTTCAACTATGATATTACCATAAACTTGTAACGTCCCTACTATTTTGGTTACATCTAAAAAGTCTATCGGTTTTGCACCACCCGCCATATACAGGGGTTTTCCATGATCATCAAGCCCGTTATAATACAATACCCCTTTTTCTATCAGGGCTTGCAATATATCTTCAGGCTGTTGTCTGTTCCCATTTAAGAAGACGTTTTCAATAAGGTCTTTTTGAATTGCCATGCCAGGCGCGGCAGGAACGGTAGCTAAGGTATTACGCTGTTTGATGATAGCCATATCAATATCATCTACTAAGGCTATACAGCGTTCTACCAATGAGGCATTACCTGTCTTAACAAAGAAGTAGTCAAGTCTTGGGGTCTTGTTACCATCCTCTCCATAATAAACTACGTCCTCACATACTCCGAAGTTGAGGAACATTTCAGTCCCTATGATCCAATTGGCATAATATTTTCTGATTACGTTTTTACGGATTACTTCATCGCCATTCTTTTTACTCTTGTCGTCCTGCTGGAAGCTATAGGGGATAGATTTATAAAAAATGCTTCCATCACCGCGTACGTTCTTGAGATTTGTTTCTATATCGGTACTTAACCATTGGGCATCCAGTACCATAATCCTGACACGACTTATCGGGTCAATATCAATAGAACTTGTGCCGTTAAACCTGTTTAATTCTGAAAACCTCGCTAATGCGGTACTATAGTTAAATCCCTGATTATACCATTGAAATGACTTAGCTAAGTATAATAAGTCATCACCTGATAAATTGGGGTTTTCGCGCCTGATGTCGGCAATGGTCATTACCCTGATTTCCCCGGCTCTTGTTATATCTGAAAAATCATTTAACTCTGAATAGGGTATTACAGCCCTGTCGCAAATCACTTTCCTGATTTTTACCAGTTTGGTTGACTTTTCGATATAGGTTTTAAATCCTGATAGCGAAGTGATAATTAAATCATCTAATGCGGCATCCTGATTAACCTTATAGTTGGACACCATTTTAGTTTTTAGGCAGGCTGCGATACAGGCCATTTCACGCTGCATGGTATAACCGCCTGTCTCAAAGTATAAGTCTACGTCGGCCTGATTACGCATACCCATGTTTTGTGGGTTTTGGTCAGGTGATATTTTATAATCCGAGGTAGCTAAGAATGCTTGTGTTTGAGGATGCAGGAGATATTTAAAAAAGGATCTTTCAGCCTCTTTGGTAGCAAGGCTATCTTCATCAATACAGGAAACTTCTACATCATATTCTGTTTTCATATTACGCTCACGCATAATGTCAAACATCTTGGGTAATATGTAGTAGTTATCCCAACTGATATTCATTTTAGTTGGGTATGTTCCGTCTTCCCTTCTTTTGCTTTTACCTATAAGGGAATCTTTAAGTTTATCTGGTGATTGTTGGCCTGTAGCATATTGGCGTAAAGTAACATAGCTTCTCTTTTGCCCAAACTCAAAGGGTACGTAACAATAATTTGAGGCGTAGTCGCACATCATGGCTCTGCAAACCGAGAGATACCAGTCTTTTTGCTGTTTTAAAGCAGGGTCAATATTATCACTTGGGTATGAATATTTATATTGCTTACCTTTAAAATCCTCTATCTTAAGATATTCTTCTGCCATAATTGTAAGTAAAAGTAGGGATTAGGTAAAAGCGATTTTCCTATACAAAATTCTCAGTAAAATGGTGTATTTGTGATTGTTCTACATGTACCTTACGGGCTTGTACTACGGTAGAAGCTTTCAAAGCCCAACCGGCTGCGACACTTAAGTCTTTTTTACCTCTGTTCTGATAGTTAGTCGTAAGCATCTGTTCCAATAAATCAGGGTGATCTATGGTATTCCACCATTTGCAACTAAGTGTAGTTAATAAGCTGAAATACTCGTCAATGGTATTTTCAGAAGCTGTTACACCGTCCCGCTCTGTTTGTCCCCGATAGTTTTTAGTGTTGGTAGGACGCTCCATTTTATAAAGGTCATACCCTCTCATCATCAGGTAGGTGAACAAACCTGCTGAACGGTTTTTTTCCACTAACGCATCTGTGCCATAATATACTGCTGTTAAGATAAAGTCCTCAAAGAAGTCGGCAGGGTCAGGGTGACGATATAAGTAGGTACACACAAACCTATTGGTTACGAAGTTTGCCCCTCCATCTACAGGGTCGCCAATTCTTATACCACGTTCTTCATCGTTGAACTGGTAATATTTATCTGAACCTCCATCTACAAACTCATCAAGTTTAGCAAACACCGCCATAGCACCTAATGACGGGTCAAGTTCAAGTGTGTTTTTCTGCTCAAACGGGTCAACGCCCATGCAAAATTGATTGGTATTTGCAGGCTTTGGCGCAAATACCCCACTTACTTTAGCGTTTTCTTTCAGTCCAAAGTCTTTAGGATGCTTGGAGATAATCCATCGGCCTTTTGAATTGGGTTCCCATATTACAACCGTGTCTTTTATGCCGTCTTTCCACTTTAAATTACCCCGGACATAGAGGCTTTTAGGTGCTTCATTCTGAACATAAAATAACCTGCGTGAAAGCTTTTCTATGTCAAACTGTGAGTTGTCATTAGCTCCAGCAAATACATCTTCTATAGTTAAACAGTTCTTTCTTTTATATGAAATAGCCCCTTTAACATCACCGGATTGAATAAGCCTCTTATAGGTTTCATTGATAGTATTAACAATTTCGTCTTTCAATGGAAATCCCCAATGGTCTACCTTACCCCTGTCAACCGCATTCCTGAAAATTCTGTAAAGTCCGCTTGTGGTAGCCCCTGTGGAAGTCCTGTCATTAGGGTCTGATTGTCCCCATAGTTGCATAGCCCATTTTAAGCTGTCTGAGCCAATATCTTCAACAGTAGATGTCATTAGTATCAAACCTACCTTAACATCGTATATGTTAGAATAAGTGGCTTCTACCATTGTTTTAAGCCACTCAATAGGGTTCATATCTATGGCTTTGCCAAACTCATCACAATATGCCCTGCCTACGCCTGTAGCACCGTCAAAACGAGTAATCTTTGAGGGCCCATACTTGAAACGAGAGTTTACAGGTGGGTATTCATAATCCTCTCGGGAAGATCTATTGATTAGTTCGTTATTCTTAAGGCTTTCCTGAACAGATGCCCTTGTCATGTGCTTGGTAGGATAATCTAAAATCAAGCCTTTTTTAGGGTTCTCTGTCCCCTGATTCATCGGCTTGAAATAGTAAATCATGTTCACGTGACCATGTACAAGACGTTCATAAGTGCCAATAACGTGATCCTCGTTAATGCAAGACTGCATGGTATTCATTGTACCCCGAACCCTGCTGCCGAACTCCCACATAATGAGTACCGCCCATTCCGTATCTCCAATTTGCCGACACTTGAAATCAATTAGTCCCTTGCACTTGGGGTCGTACACACAGTGCATCCACATTACCGCAAATTCCCAATCGGAAAACTTATAAATAAATTCCTTTCCGGTTATCGCTGTCCAATGGTTCATCTTCATCCAAAGCAATCCGGGGATATAGTACTTTTCGCCTTTAATCCAAAACCACAGGCCATTTCTCCTTCGGTTCCACTCTGCGTCGATAAAGGCATCTATTTCTTTTTGAGACCAGTTGTCCTTACCAAAGTCCTGATTGGGGAAACGAACTTGAGGGGGTATCCATGTACGCCTGAATATTTGATCTTCTATCGGTAAACCATAGTTTACACAATCCTCATCGGCAGGTTCTTCAGGAATAATTACATCATACTCGTATACATGCTTAACCTTAGACTTTTCAGACCACTTCATAAAGTAGTAAGGCATACCCTGCATATCGATATACTTACCACCGTCCTTTATTCGCTTCTTCCAGTTAATCATATATGAGTGTTTTCAGCAGCGTACATTTCGGCATAGGTCTTAATCTTCTTACTTTCAAGTAATGCCACTTCCCTTGCAGCCTTACTATCAGGGAAAATTTTAGCTTCTACTTTTTTAAGTTCTTCGCCTATTTTTTTCAGGTGATTTTGAATACCCACGCGCCTTTTAATGAAAGCGTCTATATCCTCATCCTTACCACGTGGCCTGTTGGCTTCTGCCACAAGAACATCATACGTTTGCTTTGTTGTTTGATATTCCGTCCAATCTATATCATGGCAAGCTCTCAGGTATGCAGCAAAGCATTCTAATACCTCTTGATGCTGATAGTTAAATACTTCGTAGTAAAAATTCTTTTCTTC